CGAGTGCAGACGTCTGCACTCGCGGACACTTTCTGCTTGCGTAGCATGTACGCTAAGGACTAGGGTGCGCGACGCGGGAGTGACACACCAGCTGACATCGCGAATCGCTACGGCGTTCGAGGTGCGGCCCGTCGCTCGTAAACCGCCACCGCAGCGTTCCGGTTCCAGAGGTTCCCCCTCGGCGCCGGCGACGTATCCGCGGCAACGCTCTTCGATTGGAGACCAGGCCGAAGAGCATGGCATGTCACTTCCGCATACGAACAGACGGGTCGCACCACGAACGACGTCGCGCCACGGAGGGCGGCGGTGTTCTCGAGCTTCGGCTACGGCAAGGTCCACCAATCGCTGTTCCAGGGACGGTTGCGCGAATACCCCGCCGCGATGCACCTGATGAGCTGGATGATCCCGCTCGCCAACCGCCACGGCGAGCTGCCCATCAGCCGCATGCTGTTCTACGAGCTCGCCAAGGTGCCCTACCCCTACGCCGATTACCTCGCCGCACTCGCGTTCCTCGCGGCACCGGATCCGCAGAGCCGCAACCCCGAGCACGAGGGCCGGCGCATCGTGTGGATCGATGACGAGTCGCCCGACCAGGGCTGGTTCCTCACCAGCTACGAGCTCTACCGCGAGGCCAAGAACTCGGACGAGCTCGCCGAGAAGTCGACGTCGCGCAAGGTGAAGCACCGCCTGCAGAGCGCGGGGCTGCCCGAGGGCGGGGGCCCTTGCGCCTACTGCAACGAGCACGGCCTCAGCGTCGACCGCATGCTGTACGGCGCGCACAGCGCGGGCGCACCGGCGGTGATCGCCTGCGGCCGCTGTGCGGCGCTGCGCCGCCATCGCGCGCTCGCCGACTTCCTCAACGACCCCGCGGCCAGCTTCATCGCACCCGAGACCGTGCTGCTCCACCCGGTGCTGAGCCGGTTCGTCGAGCGCGATGGGGACCACTGGGTGGGAAACGCGGAAACGCGGGACAAACGCGGGACGCCCTCGTGTCCCGCGTTTCCAACATGGGTACCTGATGCGCAGGTGCGTAACAGTTCCCTTGCAGACTTGACCTGTGGAAATGTGGATAACTCAGGTACGGCCGCCATCACGATGAACAGCACGGAGGGGCGTAACAACTCGGGTAGTCCGCAGGCGGTCAGTGACTTGGTGGACGCGATCGTGGTGGGAATCGGTGCAGCGCACTGCACGGATGGGAAACACGGGACGCTTAAGGCAGATAGCAGAGAGCAGATTGCATTAAGAACCCCCCCATCCCCCCCTGCACCGCCGCGCCACGCGGCAGAGGCCACACCGCACAGCGCACGCCGCCGCGCGGCGGCGCCGGCAGAACCCCACGGCAACGGCGCTGGCGCGCCGCCCACCACGCGCGCTGCGCGCGCGCCAGGCGCAACCCCTGCAGCGAAGGGGAAACCCCCGCCGCGGCGACGACGCGGGCACCGTGCCGCGCGTGCGGCGCCGAGCGGCGACGAGCACGACGACGTCGCGCCGGTGGAGACGGGGTTTCAGCAGCGTGAGGCGTTTCGGGAGTTCTGGGCGAGCTATCCGCGGCAGGTCGCGGCGGAAGCCGCCTGGAGAATCTGGCAGCGGGAGGTGCGATGCAGAGCAGTGTTCCAGGCCGTGATGTACGGGCTCGTGTGGCATCGGCAGCGGGAGTGGACGGACCGCCCGTACGGCAAGATCCCCTACCCGACCACGTGGTTGGCCGAGAAGCGCTGGCAGTTCGCGGCGGCGTGAGCATGACCACGGTGCTCGAGGCGCCGCCGATCGTCGAGCTGCTCGAGCTGCAGCGCGTCGCCGAGGCGGCGTCGCCTTCGCCGTGGAGCACGATCGGCGATGGCATCCTGGTCGGGCGCGCGCCGCGCGAGTACTTGCTCGCCAGCGAGGGCGTGCCGGGACGCTTCCGCCGTCCCGAAGACGCGGCCTACTGCGGCGCCGTGCACCCCGCCGTGCTGCAGCAGCTGCTGCTCGCGCTCTACGAGGCGCGCGCGGCGCTGCTGGACTACGCCGAGGACCCGGCGGCGCAGCGCATGCGCGACGGGCGCTGGCTCAGCTCCTACGGCGTCTACCGCGCGTCCCACGCGCTCACCCGCATCACGCTCGCCGGCGTGTCGTTCCCGGGGAGACGCCATGGCTGAGAACGAGGTCCTCAGCACGCCGCTCGATGGTCGCCGCGCAGGTCGTGGCTTTCCAGGCGAGGGCTATCGGCGCCGAACGGGCGATGCTGCCGGTCGGAGTCCGCTGTGGGTCGCGCAGCCCGCTCACGCGTTCGAGCCCGCGCCGGTCTGGGGCTGCTATCCGAAGCAGTTCGTGCAGTGGGCGTGTCGCGCGATCCAGACGCTTCCCGCGGACGTGCTGCATGTCTGCTCAGGCGCACTCGGAGCGGATGTGCCGGGCATCCGCGTCGATATCCGTCCCGCTGCGCGTCCGACCGTGCTCGCCGACGGTCGTCGGTTGCCTTTCGGCGACGGAGCGTTCGCCGGCGTGCTAATCGATCCCCCGTACTCGGTCGAATACGCGCGTGAGCTGTACGGCACCGAATATCCGCGTCCGTCACACCTGTTGGCCGAGGCTTCGCGTGTAGTTCGGCATGGTGGTCGCGTGGGGTTCCTGCACTTCCTCGTCCCATCGAACGCCAGGACCTCGCTGCGGCTCGAGCGTGTCTACGGCGTCACGCAGGGACTGGGCTACCGGATTCGCGCGTTCACCGTCTACGTCCGCGAGCAAGCGGACCTGTGGGGGGCGTGATGAGCGGCGCCCATCCGGTGCTCAACCTGATGCTCGACGGCGACGGTGCGTTCAAGGACCTGGTCGGACGCGAGCACCAGGTCATCCACCACGGCACCGCGCTGACCATGGCGGTGCTGCCGCACGGCATGGCGAGTGGGAAACCCTCGCTCATGCTGCGCATCAACCTCGAGGACGGGCGCGTCGTGCTGGTCGAGCAGTCGATGTCGACGATGGCCACGGCACTGCACGCCGTGGCGCAGCGCTACCCGACCGAGGCTGCGCCCCGAGTGGACTATCACGAGCAGCGCACGCTGATGATGGCCGTGAAGCTCGCGACGCTCGAGGTGATCTACGGTCGGCCGCAGCTCGACCCGCGCGAGAATCACCTGGGCAGCCACGAGCAGTGGAACGCGGTGCTCGATCAGCTGCTGAGCTCCGTGGTCGGCTTCGATCGCACGCACATCGGCGCCATCGTCACCGAGATGGCGCGCACCGTGGTGCGCGAGCCGCTCAAGCATCCGATGCCGCTCGTCGGTGCGCTCGAGATCGCCACGTTCGACTATCGCGCGATGACCGAACGTGCACAGCGCGGCGAGCTCGGCAGAGGTGCGGTGTGCCTGATCAGCTTCTTCAAGCGGCGCGTGTTCGCAGCACTCAGCGCCGAGACGGAGCTGATCGTGGACAGCGTCAACGCGCTGCGCGTGGTCCCGCCCAAATCGGGCGGCTGCCCGTGCGGTGGGCCGTGGTACGTGCTCGGCGAAGGCTGAGCGAAAGGGAGGGCGCGATGCTGGTGTTGACCCGGCGGTTGGGTGAGAAGATTCGCATCGGCGACGTGACGCTCATGGTCGTCGAGTTGCGTGGCGGTCAGGTGAAGCTCGGATTCGAGGGCGCCCCTTCGATTCCGATCCACCGCGAGGAGATCGCGCTGCGGATTGACGCGGAGCGCGCAGGCCGGGCGGTGGCATGAGCGACGCCCCCGCGATCTCCGATCCGGCGCCGGTGCGCCGCTATGCTGTGTGGGCCAACCTCGAGCACGTCCAGGGCATGCTGCTGCGTGGCAAGGATGTGCCGTCGGACCTGGTCGTCGTCTCGTCGGCGATCGCCGAGCTCGATGGCGGGCTACCGGACAGCGTTCGACGTCGCGTGCTCGAGATGATCGTCGAGACCAGCGCCGATCTCTCGAGCGACGTGCACGGCGAAACGCCGGACGGAACTCCGATCTGGCGTCCCAAGGGCACTGCCGGTCCGACCCAGCTCGAGACCATGATCGTGCAGATGATCAAGAACGCCAGCGACGAGCTCGCCGAGGCGCAGCGCGTGAAATCGTCGCACCGCATCCAGGCTGCACGAGCTGTCGAAGCCACGCTCTGGAACGTGCTGCGCACGCTCGTTCGCCCCACCGCCGCGCCGCCGGCGGCCGCGGCCGAGTCCACCACCACCGAGGAGCAGCCGTCATGACCGACGATGAACGGGCAGCATTCGAGGCGTTGCTTTCGGCTGGTACGCGCGCGATCCGGCACCTCGGCAAGGCGATGCCACTGGACGCGGTGATGTCCTTCGCGCAGAACTTCACGCTCGCGGCGAACCGTGCCGAGGAGATCCTGGATCCCCTTCGGGACCCACTCGAGCGCACGCTGACCGAGATGGACCTCGAGAACCGCAGATCGTGGTGGGACGCACTGCAGAAAACGTGCGAAAGGTGCGGCGCCACGCCGATGCCCGGGTCCACGAAGTTCGAACTCGCAAAAGAGGGCGTGCCGATCTCGCTCGAGCAGCTCATCGATGAGCTGTTCACGTACCACCCGCCCACGCCCGACCAGGTGGGCCAGTACGAGGCCATCAACAACGCCGCGCGCCACTTCGCGCACGCCATCGACGAGAACTGTCCCGCCGGCGCCGACCGCACGTTCGCCATCCGCCTGGTGCAGCTCGCACGCATGACCGCGAACTCGGCGATCGCCAACCGCGGTGCGAGCTACCGATGAAGCGCGCCACTCTCGTGCTCACGATGCTGATCGAGGCAACCCTCGGAGCGGCGACGCTCGGATGCTACGGTTGCCACGTCTACTCTCGTCCCGGCGCGTTGCACACGTACCGGATCGGATGCTGCACGGATCGCGACGCCGACCGCATCACGACGACTGCGCCCATGGGCTTCGGCTATGGCGTGGACGTTGAAGGATGGTCTGGCGACACGCTGCTCTGGCGTGTGGCGAACGCGAAACGGATCGCGATGATTCGATGACGATGAACGCTGAGCGCGCGACGGTGCGCGTGAAGTACTCGTGCCCGCTGTGCGGCCTGCGCGACGTCGCGGTGGACGTCACCTCGCGCGGTGAGGAAGACGTCGTGCAGTGGATTGAGCAGGTGTGCATGGTCGAGCTCGCGAGCGACCACGCAACCCGCAGCCCGCACTGTCATCCCCTGCAGCTGCACGACATCAAGATCCCCATCGCCGGCGCCGAGAAGATCGGCGGCGTGAACTATGACTGATGAGGACGCTGGCTACCGCGATTTCGTCCGGAAGCTGCAGACGCTCAAGGACGAGTTCGGTCACCGCCCGATACCCGACGCTACGGACGTGCGCATGATCACAGTGCTGCACACCTATGACGCCATCACCATCGCGCTCGAGCTCAGCGACCATGGCTTTCGCGATGTAGCGGTACGTGGGACTTCGGTGTACTTCCGGCCGCCGAATTGGTTCCGGCGCGTGCTCAACAGGTTGCTAGACAGGCTGCTGGGACAGCGCGGCATTTCGGTCGGCCCTGATTGAAGCGGGCACCCCTTGTGCGGCGACGTCCCGCATCCGGAAACTCTCAGGATGAGCGCGCACATCCTGAACGTACGAATCGACACCGAGCCCCTCCTCCTCCGCCTCGACAAGGGCACGAAGCGCCTGGCCTACGCGGCCGTCGGGGCCATCAACGCCACGGCGCGGCGGATCCAGGACGTGGAGCGTCAGCACGTCGAGACCAAGCTCACGGTCCGAAAGCGCGAGTTCGTGCAACGGCAGATCGCCATCATCAAGCCATTCGCGAGCGTGAAGAAGGGCCTGCTCTACGCCGACGTCTCGATCGGGCAGAAGGATCGCCTGCTCCTTTCGCTGCTCGAGCCCGGTGGCACTCGCGAACCGTTGCCGCCACCTGGTCAGGAGCGCCCGCTCGGCAAGAACGTCGGCGTCCCGATCACCGGCTCCGCACGACCGAGCATCGGCAGCTCGATCCCATCCGATCTCACGTTCAAAGGCCTGCGGATCGTGAAGCGCCAGGTCGTAACGCGGAGGAACGGAAGGAAGCGCAGCGTCCGCGTACGTGCCGACGTGAAGTTCGCCGCGAACGTCACCAGGACCGGAAAGGTGCAGCTGCAGGGTGAGCACCGCTCGTTCATCCTCAAGCACACGGACCGCTTGCCGTGGGGTGGCGTGTTTCAGCGCATCGGTCCGGGACGCGATGACATCCGTTTGCTCTACAAGTTCTTGCCGCCGATGCCGCTGCACGCGATGCTCGAGTGGATTCCGACGGCGGAAGAGGTCGCGAACACGTGGTTCGGTGAAGAGATGGAGCGCGCGACCATCGATGCACTCGTGCACGATCGTGGTCGGTCGTTCGCAGCCGTGGTGGACGCGTGAACATCATCGTGTACTGCGTGCTGATCGCGCTCGAGGTCGTTGGGCTGCTCTACCTCATGCTCGCGCCGCGCAGGCCCAGCAAGCGTGAGGGGTCGCGCAAGCAAAAATCGCGGGTCCTTCCCGGCCGCGGCGCGCCGCGGGTGACGGCGACCGACCCGCATCGCTAGCGTCAGGATTTTTTTTCAGGTTCGCACCCGTCGCAGGACGGCTAGGAGGTTGGAATGGCTGAGGATACCGCTGCGACGGGGGGTGCGTCGGCCGACGCACCGTACGACAGGATCTTCCAGGCCGCGAAGAGGCGGAGCTGATGCTCGCCGGTCTCTTTCGAATGTTCGGCTACACGCCGAAGCCGCCACCGGATTCACGCGCATGGACACGGTTGAAACCCACTCCGCCCCCCGCGCTGCCGCCCAATCCGCCAGCCCCACCACGTGACCAGTGTCTCAAGTGCGGCATGGTGCAGTGGGTCTATGACCCGCCGTTCCCCGTGAAGTTCTGCGCCGGCTGCGATGACCACGATGGTGAGGCGCTGCATCGGAAATGTCCGAGATGCGGGCTCGTGGAGATCGTCCCCACTCGCAGTGACCGTGACCGGTTCCTGGTCGATCTCGGCAAGGACCAGGTGATGGGGCTCACCTACCGTGGTCTGCGCTTTCTGAAGGCCTGCAGTTGTGAGCCTCAGCTCCCCACCGTGGACAGCCTCAGAGCCGAGGATCCCGTCTGCATCAGCTGCGGCCGCAGCTGGCCGAGGGCTTCAGTGTGACGCTGATGACCATGCGCGGCTACGCGCGCCACCGCGGCGTGTCCGAGGCCGCCGTGCGGCGCGCCGTCGAGGCGTGCCGGATCTCGAAGCGCGAGGACGGCCTGATCGACCAGGAGCAGGCGGACCGTGAGTGGACCGCCAACACGAAGCCCGCGGATTCCGGCGTCGCGGCTCCGAGCGTCGGCGCCGAGTTCGCCCAGTCGCGGGCGAAGCGCGAGAAATGGAAGGCGCGCCAGGCGGAGTACGAGGTGCGCCGCCTCCGTGGGCAGCTCATCGAAGTGGATGCGGTGCGTGAGGCGGCGTTCGCCGTCCACCGCGCGGCGCGCGACCAGCTGCTCGCCCTTCCCGACCGCCTGGCCGCGGTGCTCGCCGGCACCACGGACGCTGACGAGTGCCACCGCATCCTCACCGGGGAGATCGACCAGGTATGCCGCGAGCTCGCGAAACCCATCGCCGGCGCCGTGCCGGACGAACCGACCCCCCAGGACGGATCCGACCAGGCAGCAGCCTGACCACCACCTGGGTGAAGCAGTGCGCGTGCAAGGGCACGTCGACCACGGGGATGGTGCGGGTCCTCGATGCGCTGCGCCAGCACGACCGCACCACGCTGCGTCTCGTGTTCATCCCGGGCCCGAGCTGCGACGTCTGCTACGAGCCGTGGAAGTTGAGCCGGTCGAGCGCTTCCGCTCCTCGCACGCCAGTTTAAAACGCAAAGAGGGGCACCAATCACCACCGTGGTCCCCCTCTTCGCGATGTGTGCTACTTGCCGCGCTTGATCGTCTGCTTCTCCGTCGTGCTCGGTCGCCGCTTCACCTCGGACATCGGGATGAACTGGCCGTTCCGTGAGTCACGTCCGACGGTTTGCTTCTTTGCCATTGGAGCCTCCTTGGCTTCCAAGTGCCCGGGTAAACTGCCTTCCGCGGGGGCCTGACCCGGGCGTTCGTTCAGGATCCCCAGCGACATCCGTCACCGATAAACGTCGCGTCGGTGGCCCGCCCTCACGATCGTTACGAGCACGCGCGCATCCTCGACCACGTAGATGATGCGGTAGTCACCGACGCGCACACGATACGTGTCCTCGCTCCCGCGCAGCTTCCTGCAGCCAGGCGTCCTCGGCTGCATTTCCAAATCCTCGATGCGTGTGAGCAACCGCCGTTGGACTGCAACCGGTAATGCTTCGATCTCACGACTCGCCGACTCGAGAAATTCAACCGCGTAACGTCGTCCCTGCCGTTCCGGCAATTGTTCCCCCCTACCCGACCCTCTTCTTCAGGTCCTCCAGGGAGATTCGCTTCTTTCCCTTCTCCGCCCGGAGTCGGCGCTGCACCTCGTGCAGGTCGATCCGATCCTCCAGCTCCTGGAGTAGCTCGAAGTCCGGATAGGGAATGACCGCGTACTGCGGCCGCCCATGTCGCTGAACCACTACGCGCTCTCCGTGGACGACGAGATCGGTGGTCTCGCCGAGCCTGTTCCGGAAATCCGTTGCATCTACCTTGGTCATCGGGGGCTCCCGGGGTGGATCCCTGCGCCTACACCTACACCGCGACCCGCTTCCCTGCGGCAACAGACTACTGCAGAAAATGACTACAATGAACATTTTCGACAATATGTACACTTTAGGCAAGCGAAATCGGTGCCTTTGACTCGGGCAATGACGCGAGAACGGTAAACCATTGAAATTCCAATGAACTGGGCGCTCCCGAAGTCGTCCAGTACAGGCAAACTGCAATGGACGCTGGGCGGAAAGCACCGCAAGATCTGCCACGCGCGTCCACCTCCAGCGCGCACCCGAGAGCGCGGGGCGGGGCCTAGCACCCCGCCCCGTTGCATTTGGTGGCCACCCCTGCAGACCTCCCCCGCCGCCCCGCGCGCCCTCGCGCGCGCCCTGCGCATCGTCGGCGCCGCGGCCGCCGAAGCCTGGGAGCCCGAGCCGCGGCTCACCGTCTCCCAGTGGGCTGATCGCGACCGCCGGCTCTCGCAGAAGTCCGCGGCGGAGCCCGGCCAGTGGCGCACGTCGCGCACGCCCTACCTGCGCGACATCATGGACGACCTGTCGCCGAGTTCGCCGGTGCAGGACGTCGTCTTCGCGAAGGGCGCCCAGATCGGCGGCACCGAGGCCGGCAACAACTGGCTCGGGTTCATCATGGCGCACGCGCCGGGCCCGACGATGCTCGTGCTGCCGTCGCTCGAGGTGGCGAAGGACATCTCGAAGCAGCGCATCGCCTCACTGATCGAAGAATCCCCCGCGCTGCGCGAGAAGGTGAAGGCCGCGCGCTCGCGCGACTCCGGCAACACGCTCTTCACGAAGGAATTCCCGGGCGGCATCCTGCTGATCCGCGGCGCGAACGCACCTGCGGGCCTGCGTTCGATGCCGATCCGCTACCTGATGGGCGACGAGGTCGACGCGTGGCCCGGCGACGTCGGCGGATCGAAGGACAAAGACGGCGAGGGCGACCCGTGGGAGCTCGCTTCGAAGCGCACCACGACGTTTGTGCGCCGCAAGAAGCTCCGGATCTCGACGCCGACGATCGCCGGTCTCTCGCGCATCGCCGCGGCGTACGCCGAGACCGATCAGCGCCGCTTCTTCGTGCCGTGCCCGCACTGCCACGAGATGGACTGGATCCGCTGGGAGAACATCCGCTGGCAGGATGCCGATCCGTCGACCGTGGCGCTCTGGTGCACGCACTGCGAGCAGCTGATCCCCGAGCACCACAAGACCTGGATGCTCGCGCGCGGCGAGTGGCGCGCGACGGCGCCGTGCTGCGCGAGCTCGCCGTGCGCGGCGCACCGGAAGGTGCGCGGCTACCACCTGTCAGGCCTCTACTCGCCGCTCGGCTGGAAGTCGTGGACGGAGTGCGTCGCGGAGTGGCTCAAGGCCCAGGGCAATCCGCAGCTGCTCAAGGTGTTCGTCAACACCGTGCTCGGCGAGGCCTGGGAAGAGAAGACCGCGCGCGTCGATTCGGACACGATCCTCGAGCGGCGCGAGGTGTATCCCGCCGAGGTTCCGAACCGCGTGGCGGTGCTGGTGGGCTCCGTCGACGTCCAGGACGATCGACTCGAGGTCCTGGTGAAAGGCTACGGGGCCGGCGAAGAGAGCTGGATGATCGCGTTCACGCAGCTGCGGTGCGTCGCGATCGACTCGGGCGGCCACCACACCGACGCCGTCTACAAGTTCTGCAAGGCGCGCGTCGGGCGGCGCGTCTGGGCGGTGCGCGGTGGCTCGAGCCAGGGCCGTGAGATCGCCGGCAGGCCCACGAACAAGAACCGCTACCACGTGCACGTGTTCACGCTGGGCACCGACAGTGCGAAGGACGCGATCTACTCGCGGCTCGAGATCCCGAAGCCCGACGTCCCGGGCTACCCGCGACCCGGTTACATGCATTTCCCCGACTGGATCGACGAGGAGTACGCGAAGCAGCTGCTCTCCGAGAAGCCCGTGCGGCGGTGGATCCGCGGCAGGGGGACGGTGCGCTTCTACGAGAAGACCCGCGACCGCAACGAGGCGCTCGACCTCGAGGTGTATGCACTCGCCGCGCTCAACATCCTCGGGCAAACCGCGATCCGCCAGCTCGAGAAGGAGGCTAAGCGTGTCGCCGTGCCGGTCGCACCGGAGCCGGAGACCGCGGCCGATGCGAAGCCGGAACCGACTGCGACCCAGAAGACCGCGAACGCGAAGCGAACGAAGCAGCTGCGTCGCAGAAACTCCTATGTGAATCGCTGGCGCAACGCGGCGTGATTTTTCTGCTTGCGTACCCAGTACGCTCAGGCGTAGCTTGCCGCACGTGGCGCCGGGCGGGTTCGGAGCATGGACCCGAGGGCACGCCACCACGGATGGAGCCCCGACCCGGTCCCACTTGCTCAGCGGAGGAGTTCGGATGTCGGCCACCACGCTTCGCCTTCAGCAACCTGGTACTCGGTTCGTTCCCTTCGTCGCGCTGCTGCCATGAGACGCCGACTACGAGTCGGGGGACTCCAAAGGTGCGAGGCCGCGTTTCCTGACAGCAACATCGAGTGACCCGGGCCTCGCGGAGATTCCGCGAGGCCCATTTTGCGTTCGAGCCCAAGGAGCCTATCGCCATGAATCACGATCCCCGTCAGCACGTCCCCGCTTTCGTCCGCAAACGGAAGGCGCTCGAGAGTGGCGAGTACGACATCACGTTTCGCATGCGCGGCAAGTTCCCGTTCCCGGTCGAGATGCTGGCCGAGGACCGCTGCTTCCCCGCCTCGCGCGAGGACGCGCAGGAGCTGCTGCGCTCGGTGAAGAGCCATCCGCCCGACGAGGTCGTCGGCGTCACGCTCGTCCACCAGGGCTCCGACGCGTGGACTCCCGGCCACCGCTGGCACGCGTCCGGCTGGACCGTCGAGAACCTGCCCGACGAGCCGAAGCCCGCCTCCGCCGAACCTCAGACCGCCCCCAAGTCCGACAAGCCCGTCAAATAACCGGGAGCCCACCATGGCCACCACGGAAGTCGCACCCGTTTCGGCCGACACGAGCTTCCAGCTCGTGCCGGTCAAGGCGATCGTCGAGAGCACCGAGAACCCCCGCGACCCGATCACGAACGAGTCGGTGCAGGACCTGCTCGCCAGCGTCAAGGTGCACGGCGTGCTCGAGCCGCTGCTGGTCCGGCCGCTGCGCCGCGGCCACTTCGAGCTCATCGCCGGCGCGCGGCGGTTCGCGGCCGCGCGGCTCGCGGAGCTCGGCGAGGTGCCGTGCATCGTGCGCACGATGGACGACTCGACCGCGGCCGAGCTGCGCGTCGTCGAGAACCTGCAGCGCAAGGACCTCACGCCGCTCGAGGAGGCGCGCGGCTACCAGACGCTCATGACGCGGTTCGGCTACACCGCGGAGCGCATCTCCGAGCGCATCGGGATGTCGCTCAAGTACGTCTACGACCGCGTGAAGCTGCTACAGCTGGTGCCCGAGGCGCAGACGCTACTGCGTGAGGGCCACATCCAGGCGGGTCACGCGATCCTGCTCGCGCGTCTCACGAAGGAGAAGCAGCTCGAGGCGATCGACTTCGACGACGGTGGGCTCTTCACCACGCAGGGCGGGACCGGTGATCTGTTCCGCCGAAACCCTGAAAAGTACGAGGACGCGCTCGACAACGATCCGCTGCTCGGCAAGAAGGCCGTCAGCGTTCGCGAGCTGCAGAGCTGGATCGATGCCCGGGTGCACTTCGATCCCAAACTCGCCGCCGTCGATCCCGTGCTGTTTCCTGAAACCGTGGAGATGCTCAAGTTCGCCGAGGAGGGACAACGCCTCAAGGTCATCGAGATCACGCACGACTATCACGTGCGCCCCGAAGCCAAGGAAGGGCTCGGCAACACTCGTATCTATGGCCCGCAGTCGTGGAAGCCGGTCACCGAGGAGGGCTGTCCCCACTCCGTGATCGGCGTGGTGACGGTCGGGCCCGGTCGCGGCGAGTCCTTCAACGTCTGCACCGCCAAGGACAAGTGCGAGGTCCACTGGAAGGACGAGATCAAGCGCAGGGCGAAGCAGACGAAGAACACGGCCGCGGCAAAGGCCAGCGGTGCAAAGCAGGAGCGCAACTGGGCCGAGGAGCGCCGCATCGAGGAGCAGAAGCAGAAGGAGCGTGCGGCGCGGTGGAAGCAGGTCGGGCCGCACCTGGTGGATGCGCTCGCCGACGTCGTGAAGAAGCAGCCGGCGACGCCCGGATCGCTGCTCGCGAAGATTCTCACCGAGGCGGTCGATCGGTACAGCACCAGTGAGCGCCGCGCCGCCGAAAAGGTTTCGGTCGGGAAGACCGCCGACGACCTGGTCCGTCACCTCGCGTTCTACGTGATGCTCGGCAACGCGAACGAGTACCGCGGCATTGAGATGTTCGTGCCGCTCTGCAAGAAGCTCGGCGTCGACACCGATAAGCTGCTCAAGGAGCACGCGCCGCGCTCCGCCGCGCGCGGCGTGTTCAACGAGAAGAAGGCCCAGCCGAAGAAGGCGAAGCGCGGCCGCGGCAAGAAGGGCGGTGCGCGATGATCGCGGCCGAGGATTTCGAGGTCTTCGTGCTGGCCCAGGCCGCGAACAAGGCCGCCAACGAGCTGGACTGCGAGCGGCCCTACGGCCCGTGCGAGGTTCCGGCCACCGGTGGGGTCGACCGCCGGTGCCGGGCGTGCCGGGCCCGGCACGTGCTCCGCGACGCGGTGGCGCGCGTCAGGGGTGGCATCTACAACGAGCTGCAGCGCATCCCGGAGCCCCACGAGGGCGATCACGTGCTGCGGCTCGAGAGCCTCATCACGCGCGCGCTGCAGATCGTCGACGGCGATCGCATCTCGCTCGAGTCGCTGAAGGACTGGGCGGCCGACGCGCGCACGCGCTACATCGCCGGCGACCTGCCGCGCAGCGTGTGCTCGAGCGCCCACTGCGGCCGCCAGATCGTGTGGGGGATCAACGCCGAGGGGAAGCGCGTCCCGCTCGACCCGCGGCCGATCATCTACGCGGTGCTGCGTCGCGGGCTGCCGGGCGGCGTGCTCGTCACGCGCGCGCGGCTCGCGCTCGTCAGCCACTTCGCGACGTGCCCGGACGCGAAGACGTTCTCGAAGGCCGGTGGCGCATGACGCGGCTCACGCGTGCCGTCGTGCGCGAGCTGCCTCCCGAGAATGGCGGCCGCGCGCTGCTGGTTGGCATCGAACCGGTCGGCGCACGTGCGATCCTCTCGTTTCGCGAGAAGGGCACGCGTCGCACGTACCAGCTGGACCTGCGCACGCTGTTCGTGCGGGCGGTGCGCGAGCAGGTCGAGCTCGATCGTCTGCAGAAGCGGCGCCGCGCGCGGGACCAGGTGGGCACCTGGCAGAGGGGAGGCTGAGCCACGTGAGCAAACCGATGCTCCACATCAGCAACGAACTGCAGCTGCCGCTCGACGCGGTGACGCAGACCACGAGCATCCTCGGCAAACGCGGCGTGGGAAAAACCCACGCCGCGACCGTGATCGCCGAGGAGATGCTCGAGAACAAGCTGCAGGTGGTGATCGTGGATCCGGTCGGGGTGTGGTGGGGTCTGCGCTCGAGCGCTTCGGGCAAGGGGCCGGGCTATGCGCTGCCGGTGCTCGGCGGCGAGCGCGGCGACCTGCCGCTCGAGGCCGCCGGCGGGCCGCTGCTCGCGGACTTCCTGGTCGAGAAGAAGGCCAGCGCCGTGATCGACGTCAGCGAGTTTTCGAAGACCGATCAGCGCCGGTTCGTGGCGGAGTTCCTCGAGCGGCTCTACCGCAAGAACCGCACGCCGCTCCACCTGGTGCTGGATGAGGCCGACGAGTTCGCACCGCAGCGCCTGAATCCCGGTGTGCAGCGCTGCTTCGGCGCCGTCGACACAGTCGTCCGCCGCGGCCGCGCGCGCGGCATCGGTATCACGCTCGTGACCCAGCGCTCGGCCGCCATCAACAAGGACGTCCTGTCTCAGACTGAGTGCCTGATCGCGTTCCGCACCATCAGCCCGCAGGACCGCGCGGCGCTCGAGGCCTGGATCGAGGCGCACGCCACCGAGGAGCAGCGCGAGCAGTTCCTTGCCGCCGTCTCCAACCTCGAGGTCGGGCGCGCGTGGGTGTGGTCGCCGGCGTGGCTCGACATCTTCAAGCCGGTGCGGTTTCGCGCGCGGCGCACGTTCGACTCGAGCAAAACGCCGGAGGTCGGCGCCGCGCGGGCCTCGGTCAAGGTCGCACCGGTGGACCTGGAAGCGCTCGGCGTCGAGCTCAAGGCGCTGGTGGCGAAGGCGGAGGCCGAGGATCCTCGCCGGCTGCAGGCGGCGCTCGCGCGCGAGCGCGCGCGGCGCGAGTCGGTCGAGCGCACGAACGAGACCTACGCGGAGCAGCTCGCGGCGCGCGCGCCCGCGGAGCAGAAGGTGCGCGAGGTGCCGGTGTTTCGGAAGGGCGACCTGGCGCTGCTCGAGCGGGTCGTGAAGGGGCTCGACGGGCTGACCGCGGTAGTGCGCCAGCTGCAGAACCACGTCGCGAAGCTGGAGTCCGGGCCCGCAGCGGCGGGCCCAATCAACGCACCGCCGCCGCGCGACGTCGCACCGATTCCCAAGTCTCAGCGGCGAGTCGACTTTGTCCGCGTCGATCTCCCGCGCGAAACCCCGTCTGCGAGCGGCGGCGCGCCCGTGGAGGGCGGCGGCCGCATGGACCGCGCAATCCTCGCGACGCTCGCCACCTACGGGCCCAGCGACAAGCGCCGCCTGACGCTGCTCGCCGGCTACCGCTGGTCGGGCGGGTTCAAGAACGCACTCGCGCGGCTGCGCGGCGCCGGGCTGATCGAGGGCGGCAACACGGGTGTGATGGAGCTGACGTCGGCGGGGCGCGCGCAGGCGCCCAACACGCCGCCGATTCCGACCGACCGCGAGGCGCGTCTGCAGCACTGGCTGCAGCACGGATCGTTCGGCGCGATGGACCGCGCCATCCTCGAGGCATTGGCGCGGGTCCACCCGAAGGGCATGGACAGCGAGCAGCTGCTGCAGGCGACCGGCTACCGCTGGTCGGGCGGGTTCAAGAACGCCCTGGCGCGGCTGCGCACCGCGGGGGTGATCGACGGGCGCAACACGGAGACCATGCGCGCGGCGGACGCGCTGTTCACGTAGCGAGGGGCCATGACGAAGCTGCCGGAGTACCAGGGACGGATCGTTGGCGTGCGGCTGTTGGAGAAGGACAAGCAGGGTGGCCCGCTGCTGGTCCGGATCCGCACCACGTTCATGGTCGAAGAGAAGAGCTACACCGGCTACACGGAGATCGTGAAGTCGCTCAAGGATCGCGACGCGTTCCCGATCGGTGCGGTGATGGGGATCGACGCGACGGTGCTGCAGCTCGAGATGGAGTTCCCGCCGCAGGACTGAACGCGGTGAGGACTGGGGAAGCCGAGGGGGACCTGCGAACGCGCACACGCGCGCACGTGGGTCCCCTCGTTTGTT